CTTAATAGCGATAGGTTTAAAATAATCAAAAGGATAGAATTTACTACAATGGGTGACGTCGGTAACAATCCGAATAACGGACTTGGTAGCACCGGAAACACAGGTAGGGGCCCACGAATGGGCGCAGTCCATCGGGCCCAATTTAAAATAAATTATGGCAACACAGTAGTCAAGGCAACCGGTGAGAACCTACCGGCTTCAGGTGCCTCTATTGACAGTTTAGGGTATGATGATATAGAACCAAGACATAAAAGGTTTATTGTAATTGTAAACGATAACTCTGCATTAGATTTACAGTTTCCTCACATAAATATGAGCAGTTTGATTACAGGATACCAATATTAAGGGTCCCCCCTGTGAAAAGAGAGCGCTTATGAGCGAACATTGAACAGCGTAAGCTGTGAGATGAGTGAGTAGCTCTCACGAAGCGGAGCGGAGTCACCTATATACATTGAGCGAAGCGAGAGTGTAGTGTAACGAAACGACAAATTGAAGGGGGATACCCCTGAATCACACTTTTTACTTTTTTTTAAAAGTAAAATGTGCCAGTTGTGCCAACAAGTTAAAGGTATATATATATATGTATTTCTTAGTCCACTGTTACAGCATAGCGCCTAAGAAATACTATTGGTCTAGTTCATCTATAGGACAATATGGTTCTAATCCTTTGGTATCTGTATTGACGGTCCAAATTCGCCATCTATCGCCTGAAAGCATAGCGTCATCAGGTATAGTATTGGTGAAGATCCAAACATTTGGGCAATCAAATACTTTCTCTTTAAATGAATATCTGTCGTCCCACGCATATCCATCTTTAATAGTTTCGATACCTGTGTAGAATCCATATAGTTTATCTTTGTTTTGAGCACGAGGCATATCAAATAAATAGGCCTTACTTGTAGGTAAGTCACACACCATCCGCATCACATCTTTATAGTCATTCATAGGGGGGAGCACACGACCGAGCCTGTAGGCACGGATGTATCCCACTAAAGTGGATTTTCCAATGTTGCCGTGTGGACAATATAGAATATTTATTGACCTCGTGTCCCAAACTTCCAATTGTTGCTTAATTTGCTCTTGCCAAAGGTAGAGGCCTTTGATTTCACGAATCTGCCTAGGGATATAGGTTTCAACGTCAGTGTCAAACCAAGGTCCCCCCCTTCTACCATCTCTTTTTGTTACATAGAAATTATTTCCCTGATTTGCTTTAGAAGTAATTGAGAAATGGAAATTATAAGGGTTAGGAATTTCAGTCAAGCGTTTTTTCACTTTTAGTGACCCCCTACCTTGAAAGTGGAGATAACCAGACTTGCCTTCTTCTTTTTGGAAAGACCACTTTTTGAAATAGTCCTTAAGGTAGTCTTTGATAATATTTTCGTCTAATGATTCAGCTTTTACAGTGAAGTCATAAGTACATACAGCATTCATTTGTTTTGTCATCGGGTAATATAAAATAAATGTAGAAAATTTAAATCAAATTTTTTTTTAATATAAAAATTATTTTCTAAAGTAATATATATGGCAAAGACATCAACCGCAAAAAGGAATACCAGAAGAATAAAAAAGTCTAGAGGAGCAAAAGCTCAACAAAAACAAATTCTGTCGAACCAGAATCAAATTGTATCCCTTAAGAGTCATCTTAACTTGATTAAGCAACGCATCAAGTGGAGATGCGGATTTTATGACATTGTTCAAGCTGTAGGTGGTGTAACCATCATTCCATTGACATCTGGTCCGGGCCAAGAGGCTGGGGCAGGTAATATTGCTACAGTGAATAATGGAGTTCAAAGTCCTGTAGGCTGGTTACCAGTTATGACCCCGAAGCCACAGTCGGAGGGTTATCTTTGTAATAAAGCTTGTATCAACACCCAGTGGGTGGATCTAGCAATTACTTCTGGAGGTGAGCCTGATAGAATCTCACATACAGCCTTTGTAGTGCAGTTACGTAGTGATAACGCAGTAGACGTATATAACGATACTTCACTAATGACAGCATTAGTAAGAGATAGCGATTATGTCACGGCAAACACAGCTTCAGGAACTGATAGTGGTTATGGAGCCTATCTTAATAGCGATAGGTTTAAAATAATCAAAAGGATAGAATTTACTACAATGGGTGACGTCGGTAACAATCCGAATAACGGACTTGGTAGCACCGGAAAC